CCAACACAAACCACTTGCTATCGGGTGACATATAGCCCATAGCATTGTATGAAACACCCTCTCTAACTAGGGTGATTGACTTTTCACCCACATTTGTGTTAATGACGATTTTGTCAGATGGCAACATGGTTGCATTCAGTTTCATTTTCTCGCCTGTCAACACGTTATACAGAACAGGATTTACAACGCTACCAACAGCAAACAATTCTATAATCACACCTGTTTCAATATCACCTGTGTTTACAATACTTCTTCGCTGATTCGTTGAAATTACACTAAACTCCGTTCCACTTTCTGAAATAGCAAAAGGAAACTCAAATAATTTAGAAATATCACCAAAGGCAGTGACAAGATAGTCCACTGCCTTAAAGTATGGTTTCCCACATACAATTGAAATTTGTGCTACTTGGCTTCTGGCAAATAAATCGCACTCTATCAATTCAACTGTACCCTCGATATATACTTCCCTTGATGAATTTTTAAAGAACAACTGTATATTCTTTTTTACTGGAAAATATTTATAAAGGTTTATTCGATTTCTCTCAATGTCACCCTCTAATTTTATATAGATGACAATGTTTCTGCTTTCCAATCTAGCGGAGTTTATTTTATTTCCGTCTGTGGTTGAGTTTGCGGATATACTTAAAGTTGCTTTCGGTGGAGCAAGTCCTGTTATTTTATAGACTGTATATCTTTTGTCATTGCTTAGTGCCAATTCATCACCACGATCATTTTTTACTTTGAGCGAATACATTACACACCTCCTGCATATCCTAAAAGATTTTTCGATTGTCTATATATTTCAAGCCTGCTCAATGGTTTAGGGCTATAAATGTTTTGTACAAAATTAGCACCGCCAACAGAACCACCACCACCAGAAGACAGGTTGCTTCTAGTATCATAAACAAGTCCTGTTGTCAAATTCTTCATGGAATTAAGAGCAGATTTTGCATTTTTATCAATTCCGACTGCGATACCTTCTGGAATCCACCGTCCGATTTCTTTCGCAAATACTTTTGAAGGTGAATGGATATCCAGTGCTTCTTTCGCACCGTCAACCAAGCCTGAAAAGAATCCCTTTACATTTTCAAAGAACTTGTCTTTAGCATTTTGTATTCCCTGCCAGACACCATCAACAATATTTTTGCCGATTGACAGCATTTTTTCGGGAATGCTTTTTGCACCGTCAAGAACTTTGTTGACAAGTTCGGTAATGGCTTCTTTTCCCTTCTGCCCCATATCGGATTTCCACTTATTCAACTTCGTTATGGTATTCACTAACCAAGTCCAGATTTTAGATGGCAACTGTTTTACATACTCGACAACTTTGTTTATGAAATTGCTTGCCACCTCAATGGCTTTTTGCACCATTTGAGCCTTCCACTGTTCAATTTTTACGATTGTCTCAACTAGCCATGTCCAGATTTTAGACGGCAACTCTGAAAAGAACTGCACCGCCTTGTCTAAAAATGCGGGAATAGTCTCGGTGAAAAATTTTCCGATTTCCTCTATTTTTCCACCTATCCACTCCTTCGCTGTACTTATCGCACTCTTGATATTTTCCCATAGGTCTAGCCAAAACTGCTTAAATTCATCAGAAGTGTTCCAAAGATAAATAAATGCTGCGACAAGTGCAGCTATTGCTGCAATAACTATTCCTATCGGATTGGCTGCCATAACAGCATTAAGTGCTATCTGCGAAATCTTTAAGCCATCATTGGCAATCTTAAATGCCTTTATTGCCCCAACAACTCCCTGAATCATTGTGACAACATTCCAAGCAACAAAGCCTGCACCGATTGCCGTGATAACTCCCAAAATTGTTTCTCCGTTGTCCTTTATCCACTGGAAACCTTCTACAACTTTCGGGAGTACTTCATCTTTCAGATATCCGAATCCTTCTTGTATTCCCGCAACGAAAGAATCAATGTCAGCCCCTTCTGTAAGCCCTAAGACTTCATTAAGCAAATCAGTAAAGCCATTTTTTAAAGCCGTTGTTACAGGTTCGACTTTCTCGCCCATCTGTGCAAGTGTGTCTGTGTAGTCCGCTTGTGCTTTTCTTGATTCGATAATGGAAGCATTATTCTCTTTGTAACTATCCGATAAATCACCATAAAGCCTGTCGAGCGTGTGGGCAATCAACTGTTGTCTTCCTTGTTCTGTCGTGCATTGCTCCAGACTTGCGTTGAAATCGTCAACGCTAATTCCACTCCATTCGAGTGCATCTGCCAAATTTCCCTGTACAGAGCCTAATTGACTAGAGTGATTGATTGCTTCTGCCAACCCATCCAAAGGGATGGAATCACCGAATTTCGCCCATATACCCGCACTGCTATCAAGCAGGCTGTTAAGTATATCAGTTTCAGCACCCATTGCCATGAAGTTTGACATGGTAGTAGTTGCTGCAGTTTCATCACCAAGCACTCCATAAAGGTCTGCATACTTTTCCTTTGCATACTCTACACCGTAACCCGCTTCCTCACTTGCGGATGAAAGTTTATTCATCTGCTCACGGTATTCTTGTGTAGATTCTGCCAGACCTAGAATGCTACTTGCAGCATCCCTCAACCCACCGACAAGGCTTGTAAGAGTATTTCCCACAAACGTAGCAACTGCGCCTTTCATTACGGTGAATCCGTCTCCTGCTTCATCTGCGCTTTCCCCTACATCATCCAAAACCTCGGCAACAGTTTTCCCGCTCTTTGCAGCTTCTTTTTCTGCTTCTGATACCTTGCTTAGTTCTTCATTGTATTTGCCGATTTCCTTTTCAGTGCTGTTGATGACTGCTTTTTGATTGTTGATTTTTATTTTCAGGTCATCTGCTGCCTTGCTGCCCTCGCCCATTTCTTTGACAGTCCGTTCATACTGCTCTTCCAAACTGCCGAGAATGGTTTTTTGGCTCTTTAAATTACTGTCAAGTTGTTTTAATTTTGCTGATATTCCGTCTGTTGATTTAGTCCAATCATCCATACTGGATGAAACAGCCTTAAATTCACTATTTGCAACCGCAACCTGCCTTTTGGCTTCCTGCATTGCTTTTTTCAACTCACTAATATCAACAGCGAATTTTGTTGTTGTTGTATAATCAGCCATTTTTAAACCTCCAAATTAAAACCAATCATCACCCGCTTTTTTTCTTATTACTTTCTGATTTCCACTGCCGTTTTCATCTTTGTTTCTGTAGTTGTAATCAATAACACCTGCTATTAATTCAAAAACATCATCAGCAGGATAATCTAAAAGTTTCAAAGGCTCTAAAGCGGGAAACATATTACAGAGATTTTTATTAATATCAAAAAACATTTGCGGAAGGGTAAGTTCTACCCCTCCGTCAATGCGTTTTTTTTCTCTTTTCCTCGCAATGTTGCAAATTTACCAACAGCCCATTTATAAAGTTCCGTTGCAACTCCGATAAGTTCCAAAGAGTCGATACAATCAAGGTCTGATTCCTTCAAGCCGAATGTTGCTTTGATAATCTTGTCAAGGTTTCCTGTTGAGCCTGTCACAAATTTAAGAATGTCATTGTCATTTTCAATATTCATTCCATCAAGTGAACTAATAATCTGCATAGCAACACGATACGGAATTTTCACTCCGTCCGCTTCTACTTTTTCACGAATCTCTGTTAAGGTTTCATCTTTATAAATCGTTAATTCCAAACGCATTTTGTTCTCCTTTCAAAAAAACAGGGCAGATTGCTCTGCCCCATTGATTTTTATGCACTAACTTTTGTTACTGTGTCAGGTGTCTGAACAGTAGCAAAAAACTCTGCTTCTGATACAGGGTTAACGCTTGTGTCAACATTGACAGCCTTTGCGCTCTTGCCTGTTGTTTCAAATTTGTGGTTTGTGTTGATGCCTGTGAATACAATTTCCTGTCCGTTTGCTTCTGCGCCATCATTTTTTGTCGCATGAGTTGAATCAGGAATATTAAATTTGCCTTTAAGTCTAAAGCAGTAAATTTCAACTCCATCTGTTGTCTCGGTGATATAGCCGATTGCAAAGTATTTGCTTTCACGTTCACCCTCAACGAACATTCCCTTTGTTTCGTCATACACCTGTCCAGTGATTTTTGCCAAAGCATCAAAAGGAATTGCAGAAGTTGAAATTGTAACCTCATCTGCACCTGTTGCATCAATTACAACAGCAGGAATATTGTCATAAAAATGAGATTCAGAGGAACTTTCCGTTGTACGTGATAACTCCGCAACACCCGCAATCGGGAAAGGTGTTCCGCATTCAAAAGTTTCTGTATCATCTTTTATAACTTCTGCTGCAACAAGCCCTCTAATACCTCTATATTCTTTAATTTCAGCCATGTTATTAACCTCCAAAATAAAAAAAGAGCCTTTATCGGCTCTCTTGTCTATAAGTTGCTGTTATTCCTCTGCCTGTGTGTGTCGGTTCATCTGACATAACAGAATATCCACCGCCATCCACAAGCCATCCATTCTCTATTAGTTTCTTCTTCGCTTCCATAAGTTTAGAATTAACTATTACGGGATTGTCGGAATAAAAATTAACACTGTAGTTCCATATAATAGAACCTTCAACAGTGTTGTTATACTTCTCACTGCCATAAGAAGAATTATTCCAAAAAGTAAAGAAAGAAGCAGGATATTTTTCATGTGGTCTGAAACTTCCTTGCAGTCTTACAGGATAACCAAATTCCTCTAATATGCTAATTAATAAATCTTCCACTATTTTTCACCCATTAACCTTTCAATTACCTTATCCAATGCTTCGCCTTGCAGTTTCCCGATTTGCCGTTGTGTCTTGTTTCCATATATGGCATCATACAATCCTGCGACTGGATCATGTTTCGGTGTGCCGTACATAAGGAAAATACTTTTCAGCCCTGACTCTTTAAAATCAAAACCAACTTTAACATAAGCGGTTTTTCCTTCCCATTCCACTTTCATATTCTTGTCAATGGAGTGCTTTGTACCCTCACCGATTGAATATCTACCATGTGCGGGAAGATTTGATTTATTCATGGCTTGCTCTATCAGAGGATTGACATATTGCTTTGAAGCAATCAAGGCACTTTCTACCCCTCGCTCCATTGCTTTTCCACCGCCTAACTCGTCAAGCTTTGCCATGTATTCATCAAAGCCTTTTACTTGCAAACCGATTTTATTACGTGCCACCTTTTACACCTCTAACCTTGAATTTCAAAAATTGATTCCGCATTGATATGTTTTCAGGCTCTCCCATAACTTCATACATATTGCCGTTTACCTTTATACGGCTTGATGCCTTGATATCAGGTCGAAACCATGTTTCCACATTTGCAGTATCAATTATTGTCAGCACATCATTCACCACCGATTCAGTACCGCCATACGATTTGAACGAGCAAAAGAACAAATCCCCTGTCTCGGGGTAGACTGGAATGTCTACCCCTTTGACAGTTTTGATTTCAGTAATGTTGTATAGTTCGGCAGGAGTGATGTAAGGAAGGTCTGCTTTAAACATCTTCCGCCACCCCCTCATATGCTAACTGCGTTACTCTTTGATAGAAGTAGTCAGATAGTTTTCCACCTGCACTTCCGTAATTCCATAAGTCGGAAACACCTCGAGCGACAACACCTGCTGACACTTCAAGCAGTGCATCAGGAACACCCGCTCCCTTCATGTATGCCTTAACTTCTTCTATGTAGATAGTAAGTGTGTCATCCTGATAGTTGCCTGTTATCCCTAAAGCACTTTTAACCTTGCTTAAAATGCCATTCATTGTTTATACCTCCATTAAGCGGATGCAGTGATAGACAGAGTTACTAATGAACCCTTATCAACTACTTTACCATCAACGCTCATTACTGCCTTTGTAAGTAAGTCTTCTGTTTCCCAATCCTGCTTCTTAGAAATACCCATGTCATAGATTGTGTTAAGAACATAATCTGCAAAATCGAACATGAACATCTTGTCATCAGGAACATAAGGAGAAACAACTACATCACGTCCAAGAACTGCTCTTTCAAGTTCCTTGCCAACACCATAGTTAACACGTGCAATCGGCTGTCCCTGCTCGTCAACTAAGCCCTGAATCTTTGCGAATGTCTTTTTGTTCATGCACCATTTAGCACCTGTTTCATATTCAACAGGTAAAGCACCTTCTGCTTCTGCAAGATGAGTAAATTTCAATGCGCCCTTAGTTTCGATTGCCTGTCCTGCTTCTGGAGTTTCAGCAAGGACACCCTTAGGCTGTGATGAACCTGTACCATTGATAACTGCATTTTCAATAGCATAAATCATTGCCTTTGCTACGTTCTCAACAAACTTCGCTTCGAATGCAGATAATGCCATTGTGCCAACTTCCATTGACATAGAAATTTCACAACGAAGTTTGAAGTATGAGAATGTAATCTTTCCTGTTGCTTTCTTCTGACGGTCAGAGCCTGCACCTTCTGCAACCCATGATGCAACAGGTTTAACTGTAGATGTTGGGATTTCAACACCTGCTGCATAAGATGTCTTTGTGATTAAAGGAAGAATCATTCCTACATTGTCAAACTTCTCAATGATCTGATTTACTAACTCTGTAGGAATCACGCTTGCAGCATCACCTGTGGTTGTGTTTGCATCTGCACGAAGTTCTGCAGG